TGGCCGTTACCTTTCCTACGATGCATTGATTGGCAATTCAGGCTGGGGCTACGGGCCAGGCTTTGCCATTTTGCCAGAAGCTCGACAGCTCAATTTCATTCAGCAAATGATGGACGTGTTTGCCGAAAAGCAGGTATTCCCACCGATGGCAGTGCCAGACACGTTTGAAGGATCACTCAAGACCGCAGCGCGTGCGATTAACTACTATCCGCAAGGCATGGGGCCAGAAGCCATCGCGCAGATTCCTGTCACTGGTGAATGGTCTGTAGCTCTTGAACGTGTCCGCATGCGCCAAGACATGATTAAACGCCTTTGTTCTTTGGATATGTTCCAAATGTTTGCACAGATTGACCGCGAGATGACCGCTTATGAGGTAGCGCAACGTGCAGGTGAAAAGCTTGACACGGTTGGCCCGATCTATCACCGCGATGTTCGTGAGACTATCGAACCGCAGTTGCGCCGCGCCTTTGACCTTTGCGCTGAAAACGACTTGTTGCCATTGCCACCACAAGAAGCATACGAACTCGTGGGACGTGGATTCGTGCAAGTTTCTGACCCAGAGATTCAGCTCACATCACGCTTGGCGATGGCAATTGACTCTTGGAATGCTCGTGGAGCCGATGAAGTCATGCAGACTGCAGTTAGCCTTGCTGCCGTCGATCCAACGATCATGGACAACATCAACACGGGCTTTTACATTCGCGAGAAATCCCGCCTCGTTGGAGCGCCTGAAGGTTTGCTTCGTCCGCAAGAAGAAATTGATGCCATCCAACAGCAACGGGCACAGGCTCAACAGGCTCAACAAGCCGCAATGATGGCCAAGCAAATGTCTGGCGCAGTCAAGGACATTGGCGGCATCGACAAGGCGCGAGAGCTAATCGGCGCATAATCATCACATCACCAATCATCACATGACACCGAACGCCGCTGAGCTATTAGCGTCGCTGACGAACGACGAGAAGAAAGAAGTCGTCAAAGCAGCGCTGAGACTATTCAATAAACCCGACTTTCAGTTAGTCTATCGCTCACTCAATGCAGACGTGGGTGGCATCCTAAACCCAGCCTTTGAGGTTGGCGGCGATGCAGTCAAAGCAGCATTTAGAGAAGGGCAAAAAGAGCCGCTACGGTGGCTATTTGCCATGTTTCTCAAAGGCATTCCAGAGATAGAAAAACCAAACAAGCAAGAGACATGATCGCAATTACAGAAGACAATCAAATCGACCGCGATGGCGAGATCATCGGCCAGATCATTGACGGAATCGCATGGCTGAAAAGCAAGCAAGCACCGCGCATCCTCGGCCAGATCCGCGCAGCCGCAGGAGCTAACGGCCTAACTTTTGAAACCGTAGAGCCTCAAACCGTCAACGAATCCTTGACAATTGAACCCATTTCCGCGCCGGAGGTTGTCGATATTCCTCCAGCGTTGGAGCCAGTCGCCGTTTGTGATGATGCGGCGGCAGGCATTCGTTCTTATGACCTAACAGGATTTGGCGAGATCGGCTCACAATATTTCAAACGGTGCTTTGTCAATCACTACGGCCCAACAGGCTACGCTGAATTTTGCAAGGCTAACAACATCTAATTCCCTATGGAAACCGAAACACAAACATCACAATCCGCACTTCAAGAGCAGGCTGCACAAGCCACGCCAGAAGTAACAACGTCAACAATTGAGGTATTGCCATCGGCAGTTGCTCGTCCTGAATACATTCCAGAGAAGTTCTGGGATGCTGCCAAAGGCGAGCCGATGATCGACAAGCTAGCCGTTAGCTACGCGCACCTTGAAAAGACGCTGGGACAAAAGTCTGCAGCGCCAAAGAAGCCTGGTGCCGATGCTACCGACGAGCAACGCCAAGCATATTATGCCGACCTTCGCAAATTCACAGGCGCACCTGAGAAGCCTGAGGACTACGGACTTAAAGCGCCGGACAATCTGCCCGAAGGCGTGCAGTGGAACGCCGATTTAGCAGGAAAGGCTGCCGGCATTGCCCACAAATACGGCATTCCACCCGAAGCGCTGCACGAACTCATCGACCTCAACAACGCCAACGTGAGCGAGCTTGTGACCAAGTCCGAAGCTATGCAAAAGGAGCAGGTTGAAGCGATGGTTTCTGAGCTGAATAGCGAGTGGAAGGACAGCGCTAAAAACAATTGGCAGCGTGCAAACCGTGGCGCTATTGCTCTCGGTGTGGATCTTGAAAAGTCTGGACTTGGCAACAATGCCGATTTTATCCGCGCAGCTCTGCGATTTGATGAGATGATCAACGACGACAAGGGATTAATCAGCTCAGACAGCCAAGCGACCTACGCTGAGCAGATGGATCGCATTCAAAAGGGTGACGATTTCCACGGCAAGAACGGGCCAGAAGCTCAGCAGAAAGCATACGAAAGGCTGCAAAGCTTGTTCCACGCATCCAAAAGTTAATTTTATCCGCCATGTGTGGATAGAGATACCGAGGCCGTCTAGCAATAGGCGGCCTCAGCCTTTACACATGGCTTTCTCAAAATTGATAAAATAAAGCTTGCCATATTTCTCAGATATGAGAAAACTGCAATAACAAACGGACCCTGCAAAGGACAATTCGATTGCCGATAACTCGGCCCACGTCTGTGGAGAACCAAGGAACGGAGACAAAGCAAACCTCTCTTGCTGCTCACTGAGCGGCTTTTCCCAACTCTACCAAACTACCTTTTTTATGGCTACCATTGATACATTCTACCCAACGATGTTCCAGACATCGTTCGATCAAGTCCTGCAACAGCTCGACTCCCGCCTTCTTAACTCCATTACCCGTGCTGATTTCACTGGCAAGAAAAAGTGGTTCAACCTTTTGAACGACTCCGAAGCTCAGGACATCCTCACCCGCAAAGGTGACACTCCTGATGGCGAGTTTGACGGCTCGAAATACTGGCTCACCCAACGTCCAAAAGAGAAAGTCACCACCTTCGACGAATGGGACAAGCACTTCCTTGGAACCATCGTGCTGCCAACTTCTGACGAGGTTCAGGCTCACGCCCAGGCTTTCAATCGTGCAATTGATGACGTTGTCATTTCTGCTTTTGATGCCACCCGCTACATTGGTGAAGACGGCACTACTCCTGACCCCTTTTCTGCTGGTCAAAGCATTGCTTCAAACTATGTTGAAACTGGTTCTACCGCTCAATCCGGCCTTACGGTTGGTAAGTTGCGCCGCGCCAAGTATCTCATGGACGTGAGCGAAGTTCCAGACAGCGACCGTTACCTTGTAATCGGTGCTCAACAGGAGCAAGACCTGCTTCGTGACACAGCCATCACCAGCGCTGACTTTAACACAGTCAAAGCTTTGGTTGAAGGTAATGTTGGCACCTTCCTTGGTTTCAAGTTCCTGAAATCCCAGCGTCTCCCAGTTGGCACTGTTTCTTCGGTTGCTGACATCCGTTCTTGCTTTGCCTTCCACAAGTCGGCAATCAAGTTTGCAATGTCTGACCGCCAGACCCGCATGGACATCCTTCCGCAACGCCGCCACGCAATGCAAATCCGCTCCACAATGATGCTCGGCGCGGTCCGCTCTGAGAATGAAAAAGTGGTTCGTATCTACAGCGACGAAACTCCTTAATCTAACCTGAGAAGGGCGGTGTAAAAGCCGCCCTTCTCTTAACCTTCACCATTCAATAAAATACCCTTATGGCCGCACTTACAAATACTACCCTCTTCACCAATCAAGCCACTGCGCTTCTTGATGGTTCCGAACGTCCAACACGTTCGCCAGCATCTCTCACTGGAGGCACTTTGAAAGCGCTTCTTGCGACATATACCACCACCGGCTCGGAAGCTACCAGCGACACGTTTAGCCTCTGCTACCTTCCCAAAGGTGTAGTCGTAGCGCGTGGCGACAGCTACGTTTCCTGTGTTGATCCTGGCACCACACTGACGCTCGACATCGGCACATCCGCCAATGCTGACGTTTACGCAGACGGCATTGTCCTTTCTGCTGGTGGCACTGTGACGTTTGGCTCGGCTGTTGCTGGCACTGCCGGTGACTTAGCCTTCGTTGCCACCACTGACAATACCCAGATTATTGTTACTTTGGCATCTGCTTTAACCGTGACCGCAAACACCGTGCTTTACTTCACGATTGCTTATTGGGACTTCAATTGATCCTAAACTAACCAAAGAGCGGAGCGGTGCTGTTGCATCACTCCGCTTTTTGTGTATTATCCCAGCATCATGGCCGCAACAGCTACCGAAATCGCAAACCTTGCAATCGCCCACCTCGGTGGCCGTGCGCTTACCGACTTGGCAACGGATACTACACAGCAGGCCGCGAGCTTGCGTAAATGGTATAATCCGACAGCAGGCACGCCAGTTTACACGGCACTTGATGAGGTCTTGCGCGAGCACCCGTGGAATTTTGCGACCAATCGCAAACGTCAAACAGTGACGTATCACACACTCACAGGAGGCACTGCCGTTACTGATTCAAGCGGATTAGTTAAGATCACGCACGCAGGACATGGCTACACCACAGGCGAACGTGTTTATGTAAAGGATGTGCAAGGCGTAACCGTTGCCAATGGTCAATGGTATGTCACAGTAATTAATTCAAGCAACTTTACGCTCGACGATTCGGTGTTTGCAGGCACTTACACAAGCGGCACGGGTAAAGTCGTTGGCATTCCCGCATTTGACTGGGACTTTCAACACACACTGCCGGCCGATTGCTTGCGTCCAATCTCAATCAATGCAGGCGGCGGACAGCTTGAAGATGCCGGCGCTGAGTTCCAGTTTGAGAAAGGTTTGATCCTTACCGACGAGGAAACGATCAACCTTAAATACATCCAGCG